TGGTATGTCTTGACTATGCATCCTCATTCGAGATCGTTCGTTTTTGGTGCGTTAGCAGCGTGCGTTGCGGGCTACGCCTGGCTTCGTAGACATAGACTGATGGCGTATGCGGCGATCGGGCCGTATCCCTCAGCCAACATCAATGTGTTCGCCCGCTTCGTTCAACGAATGCTGGCGGACCTGACTAGACAGCTATACGAGTATAAATGGTTTCCGTTAGATGCCTTGACCCCCGTTGTCCCCCGACAATCGGACAACGGCCATATGATCAGTGGACAAGTGCGGGACGCTGCCAGGGTTATGATTTTATCCGCGGTTTCATCCGTGGGAGCCCAGGCTTTTGAACTCTCTCCGGCTGAACAAGCAAGCCATGAGGAGCATTTGGCCCACCAACATTATGCGGTGGCCGATTTGAAGCGTCCAGTGCACGACTGCCGGCCTGGGGTCAAAACTGTGATGGTTGGAATAGATGTCGATTACTACGCCCGGGACCCTGAAGTGCTTTTGGGCCATGGAAGACCCCTGATACTTTTCAGTTTTAACCCAATGGCGGTTGCTGGACAAGACGGCGATTGCTGGTTTCGAATTGAGAATGATGAGATCATCTACACTGTCGGGGGTGGTGGGAACTGGCGCCATAGGATATGGGATTGGTGCGCAGCTGGGGAGTTCATCGAGGTGAATGCGGACATTGGGTGGAACCCGTTGGTGAGGTTGAAGAGTTGGTTGGGTTTCCGGCGCAAGTTTTATTACAAGGTCCATCATTCCCGTCCCTGGCCGGATGCTCCTCACCGAGTTCTGATTTGGTGCCTGCCCATTGTGAGTGCGTGGAAGATAGATTGGTTACCATCAGACGTTAATGCACGATTGCTGCGCCGCGTCACCTTTTCCGATAAACATCGGAAGGGGTGGAACTCCCTTGTCTATTCGCGTGATCAAGAGCTTCGGATAAATATTGGGCGGGCTGGTGAGGATGCCACGGTCGACCTTTTAAAGGCTGACTTTGACATGCTCAACGGCCTGACCAATTCGATGTCCGTAACCGCGCGTATGATAGGATTGGGGTATAAGGATACCCGCGACAAAGCAATGTTTGCTCAATACCATGGCGATAGGACACCTGATAGACCGGAACCTCCTCGCATAGTTGCATCCGTTAGCCCTAGAGTCCACTGGCCAGCCTCCTGTGAAGCTGATGAGCCTGAGTCGTCTTATAGGCAATATTCGAGCCCCCTGATCGATACCGAGAACCGTGTGCCGATGTTGAAGCGTTGGGAGACTCTTTCGCAATCCATTGACGAACGAGTCTCCTTTCACATCAATCGGAAGATGCCTGGTACTGCGTTCGCGAGGTATGCGGGGGAGTTTGTGGCAATGGTTGTTCCTGAGGCGGGTGTTGGAGTGCCGTACGATCTGGAAACCACTGCCAGCATGTTGTCAAAACCATCGCAGACATTGGCCATCAAGCAGATCTGGGAGTCTGTCGACATGGAGTATCGACCGCTGATTGAAGCCTTCACGAAGAATGAGCCGGTGCGAAAAGCCGGTCGTGTTATTTCATCATTTCCCGATATGCGATACCTTTTGGGTTTGTCAAAGTTTACTTTGGCTTTTCGCGATCGGGTGTTGCACGCCGAACATAATGAGCACTGGTTTTGTCCAGGTTTGACCCCGACTGAAATCGCCAATAAGGTGCGTTGGTACTGTAGTGATGTGCATGAGCCTATGGAAGGTGATTTTTCCAATTTTGATGGCTCTGTATCTGAATGGGCCCAACGACACGTTATGAGTGCGGTTTATCACCGGTATTTCGGCGATGATGATCAAGCCGAATTGAGGGGTTATACTGATATGTTGATCTCATGCCCCGCCCGTGCTAAGAAGTTTCACTTCCAATACGAGGCGGGTCCTGGGGTCAAGAGTGGTTCACCAACTACCTGTGACTTGAATACCGTGTATAATGCTTTCATTCAGTATGTTGCAGTTCGTCGAACTCTGCCGGAATTGGCGAAGGAGGATGCGTTCCAGTTGATCGGCCTCGCGTTTGGGGACGATTCGTTGTTTGATCGTAGGTTTTGGAGACAGTTTGTTAATGTCGCCAGTCGACTCGGGATGGATTTGAAGATTGAGCCATATGCCCCCGAGAATGGTGTCACGTTCCTCGCTCGAGTGTTTGTTGAACCAACTACCACCAACACCAGCTTTCAGGATCCTTTGAGAACTTGGCGCAAGTTGCATTTAACTGCGCGTGATCCCAATGTTCCCTTAGGTGATGCAGCTGTTGACCGGGTGGAAGGTTACCTCGAGACTGATGGCTTGACGCCTGTTACTGGCGCTTATTGCCGCGCGATTGTGCGAAATTACACCGATTTGAGCGACCATCGTGGCCTGCGAAAGGATTGTGATCGGGAAAAGCCGTATTGGTTGACCATTGGGGGCGCTTGGCCCCAGGACCCTAAGGACATCGGGTTGATGTTTCAAGTCATGGCCAGCCGAACCGGATTTTCAATCGAAGTCCTACGGGATCTGGATAAGCGACTGAATACCAACTGTGACGTGTGGCAAATCCCCATGCTCCGTGAGGAGTGTCCCGGACCATCAAATTTGCAGACCCTTGATGAGGAGGGTGGTCTGGCTGACGGGGAAGTGGACGATCGTCAAATACGAAAGCAACGAGATGTCGCAGAATCACGAGCTGGTCAGAAATCTACCGGGAGCGATCGGCAGGTCGATCGACAAAGTGTACGCCCATCTCGACAAGATGAAGGTGGACTACCCAGCCCTGGAGAAGGATCTTCACGGGCATCAACAGTGCATCCGAGGTCTGGCCGACAAGGCCCGAAGAGCGACCGAGGCACTGCTGAGCAAACCCGCGGTAGCGGCGGTGGTCGGGGGACCGGCAACATCAACCCTGGCCCTGCAAAAAGGAGGAACCCCAAAGTGAGATCGAAGTATTGAGTTTGGGGTTGCCCAGGTTCTTCGGAACCCGGGGGAGAGAAAATCGTAAGGATTGTTTTCGGACTTTCTTTCCCGATTCAAAGAACGTGCTTGCACGGCGG